ACTATTCTCGCAAATCTCCGATGGATGCAGGATGAATGGAAACGAGATACCGACAGGAGTACGGTGTTTAAAAAGTTTTAGGGGTGCTATATGCCATTAAATAAATCAAAAGGTAATATGTATCCATTTGTAACGCACACATGGAACACGGTTAAAGGCAAGTGCCATCATGGTTGTTCTTACTGCTATATGAAAAGGTGGGGTGAACAAAAGCCCGTGAGGTTTGATGAAAAAGAACTTAAAACTAATCTTGAAGAAGGAAGTTTTATATTTGTCGGTTCATCATGCGATATGTGGGCTGAAAAAATACCATCAATTTGGATAAAGAAAACCCTCTTTCATTGCCTTGTTTTTCCTCGCATTAAATATCTTTTTCAAACGAAAAACCCATCAAGGTTTTGGGAATTTAGCCTTAATATGCCTGATGAGTGCATTTTAGGAACCACCATTGAAAGCAATCGGTGGTATGATAAAATGGGGAAGTCCCCCCATCCCGCAATACGTTTTGAAAAAATGGCAACTCTTTCAGAAAGTGGAATTCCTGTAATGGTAACGATTGAACCCATTATGGATTTTGATGTCTATGAATTATCAGATTGGATTATTTATATACAGCCCGAATGGGTCAACATAGGTGCTGACACTCAAAAAAGCAACCTGTCGGAACCAAGTGCAGATAAGATTTATAAATTAATCGAAATCCTCAGAAACGATGGCCTTGAGGTTAAAATTAAGGACAACCTGAAACGGCTTTTGAAATAATCATGTTGAATTTTCCCCAAAACAATTGTACCCCTCAAAAAAACGAAGGGGGGGTTAATTGGATGCAAAAGGGAAAAGTGGGTTATGACCCGAAAACACGGCGGTATTATGTATCATGGTATGATGAATATACTCATAAAGGCTATAAAATATGGTTCTTTGAAGGGATCAAGATGTATCATCCCGAACATGCGGAACAGCTTCTTGGGGCTATGCGTGCTGATTATAAGCGCAAAAAAGGGGCTTTTAAAATCCAGAAATGGACACAGCAGAAATCAGATGTTGGAGAGTTTCTTTGGGGTTGGATTGAAATTTACAGGTCGAACATATCAGAAAGCACTTATATTAATTGGAAAAGCCGCATCAAGAACCATATTGAACCGTTCTTTACCAAAAGAAATCTTGATCTTAGTGAGATCAGCTATGGGATTTTATTACAATTTGCCAATCAATTACCTTTAGCCGGTCAATCAAAATTAGAGGTTTTGTCAACCTTGAGAACCGCATTAAAACATGCCAGGCGTGAAGAGCTGATTGAAAACATACCGGAGTTTCCCGAAAAGAAAAAACTTGGAATTATCAAAAAGCCCCCTCAATGGCTGCCTGAAGATCGCAGGGTTAAGATTATACACTGTATGCCAGATTATCATCAACCAATATTTGCGTGGTGCGCTTATCATTTGCGAAGGCCATCAGAAGGCATGGCTTTATGGAAATCAGACTTGCAGAATGATATTTATTATATCCAGCGAAATTTCAGTAATTCAAAATTAGTGGACCATACAAAAACCTGGAAAGTATCCCCTACGCCAATAGCGGATCGCTTTAAACCATACCTCAAGAAAATGACTAAATCCTTTAGCCCGTTTTATTTTATAAATCCAAAATCAATTTCAAAAACACAGCATTACACCCAAACAACTATGCGAACCATATTAAAAAAAGCCCTTAAAAAAGCTAATGAACCGCACATAAGTTTGTATCACTTCCTGAAACATTCAAGCATTACACAACTAAGCCATGCCGGTGTGCCTGATGCTGATATTGCGTTAGCGGCTGACATAGATGTCGGCACGGTCAAACATTATCGAATAGCAGCAGTATTGGCTAAAAAGCAGGAAGTTTTAAATAGCCCTGTGCTAGAAATCGCACTAAACTCTAAAAAATAACCATTTGAATTTTTTGCATAAAAGTTAATGCGCTTATTTATCAGAAATATAAGCGCAAAAATAATAACACATAATATCAAGAATTTGTAAGAGGCAGAAAGATGCTGTGCTAGAAGTCGCAATTATGAAACAAAATTGGAGTCCCCACGAAAAACAAAAAAGCGTGTGAGCTTTTGAAGGAGGATTGAGATGAAAATAATAGCAACAATAACAGATTTCGGTGCAAAATTAAACATTGGGGGAGATGAAGTTAGAGAATCTTTTGTTCTTTTTATCCCTGATGGAAAAGTACCTGAGCCAATTAAAAAATATTTATATGACAGCAAAATTAGCAAATACCAAACGTTATCATTTTCGATTTTTAGGGAAGATTAACCCCCCAAATCAACCGCCAAAGGAAGGGTGTTCAAAAAACCGTACCGTTCACGAAAAATGAACATGGTTACGGATAAGGCCACGTGAAACCATAGTGAAACGATAAGGAGGGTAGGGGATGGTAAAGGCAAGTCAAGTATTTATTGATTCAATAATAGATTCTGGAATAGGAGCATTATGCTCTATTCTTTGTGAATGGTGTGGTCGCACTCATTACAATAAGCTATTATGGGTACGGCATCGGATGTTGGCACGATGCCAGAATGTATAATACAAAAAGGTATATTATTGTTTTTTGTAAAAAATAAGTTACTGGTCTCATGGTGCTGTTAAAACCTTTCGTTTATTGTCAGAATCAGTGCATCTCTTGGCAAATGTCTTTACCGCCTGATATACCCACCATGCCCTTATCTTTGACATACCATCCTCAATACAGGCTTTTTTAAGTTCAAGGTCAGCTTGTTTGCGCCATTCCTGATTGATACATCCCTTTCTCATTAACTCATACAAAGCATCATGTATGAGGCTTCCCCGCATAAAATTCTTGGTGTCAATCGCAGGGCCAGAAGGACCATCCCAACAATAACCATCTCGCACCCATAAACGACCTGTTTTGGTTAGACCGATATATGTTATTAAAATATCTTCGGACGGTGTTATGTCGGTTTGGACATGATAATGCTCGACAAGCTGATATTTGTATCCTGATTTATATTTAATCATTTCTTACCCCATCAAATGAACCTGTAAGGCTCTAATTAAATCGTTCTCAAACAACTCAATATCTTCTCTGTTCCCTGACACCACAATTTCATCGAGATAATAGTCAACCACAATTCCCAAGTCGTATTTTGAAGCAATGGCTTTGCTTAAATTGATATGCTTTGACTTTCCGATCATGTTATATCGTCTATTCGCCATCAGTCCCAAGCCTCTTTAATTGTCAACCTGAACTTCGGGTATGGCGCCATTATATTTTTAAACCGTGTCATGGTATCCATCGAGCGTCTTATTGCATCTGAGTCACGGTCTATGTATTCCCCTAAACATACACATCCTTCTGTATCTTGAACCTTATTGCCACTGTGAAATCGAATTAAACTTCTGTTTGGAACATTCAATATTTCATAAGTTGTGCCAAACTTCATAGATAAAACTCTTTCACATTCATACTGACCGGCAGGTATACAGGCAAAATTTCTTTTATTCTCAAATACGGGCGGTTCTAATGTTACACAAAAATATCTTGTCGATATAAGTAAATTCCCGAAACAACCCACAGGGAAAGCATCCTCAATTCTAATGATTTCAATGTGGGGAATAATAATCATTGCTTCAACCACTCACCTATTGCCTTAAACCATTCCGGTCCTTTTATAATTATGGTCGTCAATAAACCACCACCACCAAATACACCGGCAACCTTCTTTTTGTTTAACTTAGTAGGGGCAACTATACCGTTAATGCGCTTATCAATACGCTTAACGGTTTCTTCACAATGTACTTTCTGTTTTTTCATACATTCTTTTAATTCCCCTACATCAGATTGCATGACAGAGTTCACCTGAAAAATAAGCCCAAGTTTTTTGTCGATAGCACTTTGGTTGGCAGAGTCCTGTATTTGGTTAAACTGTTCCGGTGTGATTGTGATTTTTAGGTCGTTGCTCATGGTTGCCTCTTATTGCGTATCATAATTTCCACTTACTCCAACACTTATACCGTCCGGAGATGGGTTTGTAGGTTGCGATCCGCTTTGTACCCAAAACTGAATATGTGCCGAAGAATCCTGTGTGTTACCTGCGGGATCTTGACAGCGAGAGTAAATATTATTCTCCCCTTCAGAAACGTCTATTGTCTTTGTATGTCCTGTTCCTGAACCGTCCATCGTATTAGCCATATCACCATAAGCCTTATCACTTGTGTCATATTTGCAGGTACAACTTTCATCTGTATTATGATAAATCTCTTTTGTAGTAGCATAAGACAAGTTTCCGTCAGGACCGAACGATTGAGAGGTTGGGGCTGTTGTATCAGCAACATAAGCTCCCATATCCCATTGGGTTTGATCTCGATCAATTAAAGTAAGGGTGAGGCCAGCTCCTGGCTTTCCGGTTCCTGCTTTCCATCCGTATCTTTCTGTCCCGTTTCCAACATCTACCCCGTCATTAATACCCGATGAGCCTACTTGTAGGGAGAAATCTTCATTTCCCTCATCTGCAAATGTAGCGGCGGTTTCATCAGTTCCGGTTACGCTGCTAAACTCGTCTGTAGCATTTATATCGTACTGAAACTCTCCTTCTTCATTACCTTCCATCTTGTTATACGCCCAATAAGTAGGTGTGTCTGTATCACGCCTACCACAGTTACCAGAAGGGCATTCAAAAATATTTTGTGCAATCACATTACCCGTACTGGCATCATTCCCCATTACCCGAATGGCGAGCATACCAGCCTCATTACCTGTAGCAATATTATTCTTTATCTCCGAGTTTTTATGGTAGCCACAGAATCGGAAAGCAACTTCATCTCCATCTTCAATGTGGTTTCTCACTCCGTTTGTAACGGTATTGTTATAAATTTTTACATTTTCGTGGTAATCACTACCATCGGGCTTTGATGAAATGCAATGCCCTCTATCCTGTGTCGTGTTTGGAGGGGATAAATTCCAACCATTTATTACATTGCCATAAGCCTCATTGTAACCACCATCATTGAAGTAAATAGCGCCAGAACCTATGTTTTTAAAGTAATTAAACCTTACAATATTATAAGCCGTTTCTTCTTCTGGATTTCTCAACTCTCCACAACAGAATGTAACTGCTCTATCCATAATCTGTTCGTAAGTTCCCATCAAAGTTCTTTGGTCTGCCCAACCATGATTCTCAAAGTGATTATACTCAACTGTCCAGTGATTTCCCCAAGAAGATACCATACCCCTATCACCAAATGACCCAAGTTGTGCTCCAATGTTTGTCATAGTACAGTTTTTGACGGTGTTATAGTCACTGTCATAGCCCGAAACTCCGTTTCTTGCCCATGAAATTGTTACGTTATCAACAGTATTATTATCTGAGTTATTATCAAGTCGAATAGCCGCAGCTACCGTGTTCCTGATAGTAAGATTTTGAATGGTATTATAGTTTGAGTCTTCAAGATCAATAGCTGCATAACCATCACCATTATAGTATGAGTGATAGCCACTCCCCTCGTATGCAGCATCCCTTCCGCCTGGCCCATCCACATCAATCCCATCTATTGTGATATAATCTTTACCGTCAAGGTGAATACCCCTCACTCTTACGCCAACGACACAAGTACCTGGCGCACCGTCGGACGAGTGAATGTACACCATATTCTCATCTTGAGGGAACCATGAATGTTCATCAAGCATATTATCATCTAAATCTGATACAGAAGGATTTGAATTTGAGGATGCCGGACGATCATAATCACAATCGCAGAATGAATCCCCATACATATGCTTTGGTAATAGCACCAATGGACTTCCACATGCGACACCCCAAGGATTCATGGTGGTAGTGGAAGCCTTGTATATATCATTATTCGTACCTGGATTATGCACTGTCCAGGCACTTATTTCTTCACCCATACTAATCTTAGGACTTTCTCCAACTTCATGTGTAATGGTAATCACATTGCCTGATGTTCCCGATGAACCTACCGTCAAGGTTTCATAGTAGGTTTCATCTTCGCAAAGATATAAAACATCGTTTGGACCTACTTTATTATCATCGGCATCATCGGTATCCCATTGGATAGCATCAAAACCATCCCAACAGTTGGCTTCGCTTGTGCCATCCTCTAAACCAGCACCATGACCGTCCCTGCAAACGTAATGAGTCTCGGTGTATGCCGCATATACGAGCATTACCGATATAGCGACAGATAGAAGAAGCATTGTTGACGTATATATAAAGTGTTTTTTCATGGTGATTTCGTAAACAGAACGTATTTGTACGTCTTACTTGTCCCCTCATTATCCCACGACGACCCATCAGACGAGTAACTCTGGACTTCCACTGTTCCATTGGCGTCGTGCCAAGTGACGTAGTTACTCCCGTCAGTAGTGTCGGAATATAAGGAAACATGGTAGTAATTATTTAATGTTAAGCCACTTGACGGAGTGCTAAAAGTAAAGGCTGTTTCGACCTCACTCCCTCCAATACCGTTACACTCAACGGCATCAGATGTGCCAAGTGCCGCACCTGTAGGCTTCGCAGGACTGCCCCCGTCATCAGCAAAAATAGCAATTTTGTACTCATGTGAACTTGACCCCGTGAAATGGATGAAGGCATTAACCTGACAAACGCCTTCACTATTTGGACCTGTGTATTGAAACCGACTGGCCCTGTATTTATTATCGGCTGCTCTGGCAACAGCGGCGGGGGATGAAGATGCTCCTTCCTCTGATTGTTGTTCATCGCAAGTAGCGACAGAAGGGACTTTCATTACAATGTCTGCACTGGTAACAGAAGCAAAACATACAAGTAGTATAACAAATAAAAATCGTCTTATCATATCGCTGGCTCCTGAAATCCGAGAATCAAAATTAATCCTTTAGGATCGGTAGTAGGCGTTACCGCATCAATATCTACCCGAATAACATCGTTTTCAGCCACATCATCGTTGTTTGTGTCGATTACCGCTGCCGTGGCCGCCGTGTCTGAACCAGTCTCATCTTCATCTATGGTTAATTTCGTGGAAAGCATATCAGCGGTTTGGGTTAAGTTATAAATTTGGATATCTGATGTATCCGTCCCGGTTCCGGTTCCAGCGGTAATACATTCAGCATGAACATCCACAAGGTTCATCCCTGCTACTTTTTTGTCTATTTGAAAGTATGCTGCGCCATCACCTGTAGCCCAATCTGTTGTATATTCAACAACAATAATCTGCCGTGGTTCATAAGCCTTGATTATAGAAGCTGGAAATATCCACTTATCCAAATCTTCATCATATTTGGCAATCGTAGTCTTTGAACCGCCCTTATTGGCATAAATATAAACATCATTATTTTCTGAACCGTCTGCTCCGTCAACATATTGAGCACCAATGCTCACTGAATATTTATCTGAACCAGGGTTATTTATATCGTTTAAAATAACTTCAGGATTTTCAGTCGGAACTGAATACTTTGTCTTGTTTGCGAGATCGAAAGCAAAAACTGTACTCAACTCGTATATATCTTGATTGGTCGTATGCGTGGCAGCCGTTGAACCTAAAACACCCCTGACAACCGTGATTGTCGTTCCATCGTCAATAGAACTCACTGACATGAACTCACTTTCAATTAAAATTACTTCATTGGCAGTAAGTAGGCTGGAATCGTCAACGGTTATCGCAGTTTCAGAAGCGTCTAATTCTTCATCAGTTTGTGCTGTGGTATCGGTTTTATATTTCAAGGCATAACGAGCGTCCGATGAATCGTAACCGACCCATATAGTTTGAGAAGTATTGACAAATGTGCCATCGTCGTCTTGAAATGTTTGAACTTCACTCCATATTTGGGCTGCGTCTGTGTGTGGTATCTCAGCAACTAATTGCACTGTAGTACCGGAGGCCTCAAAATCATCTGCCTCAAGGTCAACCATAGAGTGTTTGATTACATCTGCACCAAACGCCGCCGCTATGGTGTCGGCATCGGAAAGGGTGAGTGATTTTGGTTGTGGACAAAACCCAAGCGCTATAAGAGCTGAAATTAAAACTATTATAGGAATAAATCTCTTCATAACAACCCCCTATTCACCCTCGATCCAGCAAAGAATTCCCAATGTCACTTGATCGCCGCTATCTCCAATGTCATTGAGAGTGAGCTTTAGCTGTTCCAATATTGGCGGATACTGATTATAGTCCTCGCTGAGATCGTTTCCCGGCGTGTCAGCATCTTTGGAAAAGGCATCGTTATCGTAAACATCCACCAAGGAGTTTGACCAGGTTACGTCAATCGTGGTATTTGGGATAACCCCGCCGGTCCCTGGGATTACATCCATAATCATCATTGTTGCACCCTGCATCTCATATTTAAGCTGTGGATCGAGGGTTGACAGTGCAAGCAAATCCGTAGCTGACAAAGCACTACCGTCTGACGTACAAACCACTTTCCAGTAAAGATAATGCGGCGTTCTCGCAACCCTGCTGACAGTGAGCGTCCATGAGGCCCATGAATAGCATGCACAAAGCAAAAGAATAAACATCGTTAAAATTGCAATTTTAATACGTTTCATTTTAAACTCCCTTGGTTCTTTGGTTGCGTGTTGGCAATGCTACACTTTTAATAGCCTCTATCTTTTCGGCTTTGGCCAGTTTTTCTGGATTCAGATTTGTTTGTTCTATAATGACAGCATCCAGCCGTTTGCGGATCTTATTATCAATGCAATGCTGAAGCCACTCCTGAACCTTACCGATACCTAAATACGATTCGAGAATTTCGTTTTCTCTTTTTGTAATAGTTATAGTTATGTTCATCTGTCTCTCCCTTTTTAACAAATCAGTGCGCCTGAAAAGTATGTATTTGTATCTATGTCCGTTTGAGCAGTTCCGCCGGACTGATACACTTCAACTTTAGCCGTATCCGTGGCATCCATATCGGCCACAACAGCAATGGCCATGGAAAAATTTCCAACATCAGCAGAAAACTTAGTTGGATCGAGATAGGCTAAATAGCTTCTATTGCTGGTGTTAATACAAATGTAATAATAAGTCGCGGCTGAATCGAGATTTTTAAGCCGCATAGAAACACTCAAAAGATATTTACCATCCACAGGAGCGGTAAATATATTTGATGCAAAGTTACTCCCAACGTCAAAAACTTCCGTTCCAAACACCACTTCAACAGCACTATCTTTTGCAAAATTTTGCTGTTCCGCCGCCGGATAAGCCAGAAAACTTGGCTGGCCGGTATTTACCATTTCGCCATCGTCGGTAACGGTAATAGTGGAACATTTTTGCACTTTTCTTGCGCCGCCATCTCCCCGGACAAGGGTATTGTCTGTGATAACCGCATCGGCCTCAATAAAGTTTGTCAAACCCAAAGTGGCTAACATGGCAGCCGCATCAGTATCATCGAGCAGGGTTTCGGCAAATGAACTTATCACGCCAGCATAGGCAGATAGATCAAAGACGTTTTCAAGCCCATCCAAACTTACATTCCAGCCAAGTACGCCCCCTGCAGAAGGAAGCGGAAGGGTCGGATCAATGCTCGAAGATATAGAATCAGGAAATGCCAACACTCTTGATAGAGAACCTTTAAGATCCTGAATCGCCATTGTTAATTTATCAAGTGAATTCTCAAAGGTTTCATAAAGAGTGGCCATGCCTTCAATGAAATTCGATGCCTGGGTGTGTGGGATGGCTCTTAAAATCGTGAGAGTATATCCAGAAGCATAGGTTTCCACGGTTGTCACGGTGCCGCCGTCTGAGTAATCGTCATTAGTGGCGGAAACAGAGTAATCGGTTGTTTCTGTCAATGTCGTATCGTTATCGTCTGAATCCGTGAGGATAATCGTCAAATCCGAAGTTTCATTGATTGGAAACGTAAAGTCGAATTCTGTTAAAGAACCGTTGCAATTATGTTGAACTCTTCCTGTTGAGGCTGAGATTGTCATTGTTTCTTCCTTTTAATTCATTGATCTTAAAAGATGTTCCTGACTAATTAACTCTCGATATTGTGAATATTTTTGTAGCCACTTTATTTTTGCGAGTTCTTTAGCTTCTAAGAACTTATTGCGTATCATCATTTCTTTTTGGTCTGGATTTGCTTCTTTATAAACACTGTCACGCTGAACCATTTCATTTAATGAGTTTTTAAGATTCTTTCCTGTAGAATCCAGACTGATTTCGTTCATCCATACGATAAAATCATCATATTGATGAGGTGTGAGTTCTATTTTAATACCCTCAAAGGACTGTGTTCTTCCGGGTTTTCTGATATGGATGTGATGATTTAACAACTCATCATCAATGGGAGAGCCTTTCTCTTTGGCTACATAAACCGGACTGATTGCGCTATATACTATTTCTGCAAAACTTCTATCCTCACTAATAGCCGTTGAAATCGGTTCTCCCCAGAGATTACGCCGCCTTGGAAGATCATCAGACAAACCTATAATTCTTGATTTTACAGCATCCATGATAGAATACACAGCTTCAAGCTCAGGATTTACCGTTCTTTCAATTTGCGCCGCTCCGGTTGGAACTAAAGATTTTGCAAAATTCTGAAGGTATTTATTTCCGTATCTATCCGGATCTTCCATGGCATTTACAGCTTCAGAAATACCTCTTAACCATGTCTTAGAAGTCACATTTTTAGAGATAGACGCAATAATCGCTGTTGCCATCTTTTCAACTTCGGGTTGCAATTCTTCCCCGGCAAATCCGGCAATTTGCGTAAAATCAGCGGCTAACCCAAACAGCATTCCCAAAGGTTCGAGACGATTATACGCATAAAACTTATCACCAATTTTAATTGAGTATGGTTGATTCTTTCGCCTCCATGTCGAATAATCCGCACCTGACGGACCTCCACCCGTGATTTTACCCATTGCCGCAAAAGTACCCGCAACAGCCATTGCCATAGAGCCTAAAGACATACGAGCTAAAGCTAAATCCCTTCTTGCCCCACCTGCAGAAATATCCGAACGAACATTTTTCATCAGCGGAGCTAAAGGTGATCGTTCAAATCCGAACTTTAAAATATTGGTTGGAGTTCTTATAAACGGCACAAGAATTTTTAAAGCAGGGTTTTTACTCTTTGATATATCCCTTAAAATTCTACTTTCTAAGGGTTTGGTAAATGTCTGATACCGTGATGCATCAACAGCCGCTAAATGAACGTCAGGCGCATGAATTTCGGGATCATTTAAAATGTCCTGCATTCTCTTTGCAGCCTCATCTCCTTCAAGCCCCTCTTCCAAAACTGTTCTAAACGCTCTGGCTCTTAATTCCATGCGGTAGCCAATGCTTTTAAAAAGGTCATCCTCGGCCATAAGAAAGCGCCCTGGCAGTCTTATTCCTTCTCCTAATAGATCAGCCGCCTTTGCCGCCATTCCGCCCTCTATGAAGGCATTAGGGGTTATTTTATTGATTGATGGAAGCTGTCTGATATTCTCAGCGCTTATAGACTTATACCTTGCAGACTCTAATTTACTTAAAACATCTTCGGCCTCACCGGTTTTAACGACACGGGCAAAAGATTTTAAGCCGTCCTTAAACCCTTCAACAAGCCCATAAGCTAAATGAGCGGTTTCTCTTTCTGATATTGCCTGGCTCCCAAATATACGGCCTATCTCAGCCGCTACAAATCTTTCAGGGATTTGCCAAAGGGCGTTTAGGGTGTTTGAAAGCATGTTAACAGCGTGAGTCTGAGGTCCAGACAATAAACCGTTAATCCATGCCTCAAGGAACATATCCGTTGTTGTTGCTCTCTGAACCTGTTTGACAAAAGTACTGATTTGTTCCGGTGATTCAAAAGAAGATAAAGCCTCTGCCATTTTTTCGGTTGACGCTCCACCCGGCAATTCTTCCAAAAAGTCTTTTATCTGATTAACCCTTATCTCAGAACTTTTAGACTTAATATTAAACGATTGTAACGCACGCCCGGCCTCGGCGGTCATACCGGATACTTGCGCTTGTATTGCATAATGAAGGTTTAAAGCCTTTCGGAACTCAAATTTGTCTAAATCTGTAGCCTCTAAGGTATTTACTTTTTTAGCTAAATTAGCCAAATTCTCAGATGATGACACTAATATGCGTCTTGCAGCTACAGCTTCTTCGGCGTTAAATGCTTGACCTTTACGGCGTTTCAAAAGCTGTTGCGGAGTCATGCCTATAAGATTTGAAACCCTCTCGGTTTCTTTATTGGTTCTGACACCACGCCGGGCTTCGCCTATCTCTGTAGAAAAAGTCTTAGCGGTTTTACGAATTATTGAGTCAATATCATCGGTTGTATCAATACGTTCCATATTGATATTGACAGCGTATTTATCTGTTTTATAGGGTTTCCCGGGTTGATCGAACTTTTCAACAGCTGTACCCAAATCCTGTTCACTTTTAGGAACACCGGAGCCCAATACTTTTTTAGCTTCGCTTACAGAAACCTCTCCCTGTAAATCATTAATAACCTTTTGTCCAATTTCATCCGGTTCTCCCGAATCTAAGACCTTTCGGACTTTTTTAACCCCCTCTTCAATAGCTTCAGTAGTAGCGTCCTTTCCGAGCATCTTGACAACACGCTTTTCAATCGCCCTCTCAATGGTTACACCAGAAACCATTCCCGTTAAAACATTAAACGGCAAAGCCAACCCCGGAACCTTCTCGCCTATCTTTTCAGTTGCCATGCCGACAGGAACATCAGACACCGCACCTATCACACCGGATGTTATTGCTCGGCCTAAAGATGGCAACAGTTTCATCCCAGAGCTTATAGCTATTTTTCCAGCCCCACCAAATCCACCGGCAAAGGCTGAAACAGGGTCAATCCATGGTTCCTCAAGAGGTTTGTCCTTTTCCTTAATATTTTCAATATTCTTGACATTTTCAGAAGTTTTGGTATTGTTTGTATGTCTTTTCAATGCATTAACAGCAGGAGAATTATATTCATGGGCGATTTGTCTCCCAAGGAGGTACTGGCCGCTAAAATCATCTTTTACGCCAGTAAATACCTCGTCAAGCTGCTGATCTTTCTTTGTGGATGCTTGCTTGTTAATTGGTTTTTCTGGCTGATAGACTTTCATATCCCACCGTTTTTCTAATCTTTAACTATTTGCTTTTTAAGTTCATTTAGACCATCGTTCGACCCTGATGCCCTGTTTTCATCGTTTATTAAGCCTTTAAGGTCATTAATAGTCTCAATCTGTCTTGAATATTCATCAGGACTCATAATTCCCAATTCATATGCTGTCACTGTAACTTCTTCAGCTTCATTTAAGGCCGTGACATCATTCTTATCGCCATCAAGATAAGTGGGTTTAGGAAGTCCATTCCGAGTTCGCCTTAAATGAGATGTATAATCCTCAATGGTTTCAAGAGATGCCTCTATCGGATCTTTACCCGCTGCGATTTTATAGAGCATGTCAATAGTGGCTTGAGAGTGTTTTAAATTCTTATCCGGACTCCACCGATCAAGCTGTGAGGGAGCAAGGGCTTCATTTAAAATCTTCACGGCTAAAGAGCTTCGTTCTTTTGACAAAGCTTTCATCATTGCAGCATAGGTTTTGCCCGATATTTGTTTTTGTTTTAATGCGGTCTTTAGCTCCTTTTTAACGTCAATACCAAAAGCAATTGATTCCGAAAAATCACCAACAACAAGCGGATTGTCTTCAACTTCTTCTTTCTTCTCAATAGTGTTTGTCAGGGATATTTTTTCAGATCCACTTAAAAGATTTGATTTTGAAACAATTTCAAACGCATCGTCATATTTTCCTTTTAAAATTAAATCCGCAACTTTTAATTCTTCTTCATCGTGAGCTTCTTTCTCGGCCTCTTTAAACCGCTTCTCTTCTTCATTTTTTCTGATTCGCTCCTGTGTTTCATTCTGTTTCTGTTGCGCCAGTGCTTTTTCGATTTTTTGCTGTTTAATCTTTGGTGATAATTCAAATTCTCCACCCTTTAAGTCTTTTTCAGCTTTTTTGGGATCTATCTCGATAAGTTTATCGGCTCTTACAGACTCGGCAGAATCATTAAAATTCTGAATATAACCTTCGGCATTCTTGAGAGTCATAACGTGATTTGCAACAAGAGACATGGTTTTTATTTCCAAATCCTTTTTTATGATTTCTAATTTTGCTGGATCAGACTCATTTGAATAATCGTCTAATAATTGATTATACGAAATCTGATATTCTCCTATGGCTCTTTCCGTTACGACTTGCCTTTTTTTATCTCGAATCACGTTTCTAAGCGTTGATGAATGTTGCGTAAACATTCTCTCAAACGCAAGGCCAAGAGATTGATCGTCTCCTATTTTTTCCGCATAATCCTCTCTTAATTCCTCTAATTGCTTATCGAGATCCGTTTCAAAATTTTCGTAATCAATCCTTTCAAAATAACTCTCGGATATCTTATCTATATCACCCCTGAATTCCCGCTCGATTTCAAGAGACTTTAATGCCCTTACAGCTTTTTCCTCGGCCTCCTGAACCTCTGTGATATCTTCCGCACCATAACGGCCAAACTTGGCAACAGCACTTGCAGATTCAGCCGCCGCCCTTGCCGGTCCACTGGCAACACCCAAAGGCATCTCAGGTGATTGAATAACCTTCTCTGATGTGAATCTCGGAATTTTAGGCATTATCTTATTCTTATACTTCCAGGTAACTGTTTGGTTTTATAAAATGAATATGCCGACAGTCCCGTACTTCCTAATCCCGTTAAAAGTGTACTCCTTGATTGATATTTTGCGGTTTTTTTAGCCTGTCTTCCTTGGAATCTATACAAATCGGCTGTTTCCTGCGCCCCGGTTCGAATATTTAAAGCCTCTTTTTCACCTTCTGCGGCCGTATCCGCAAGAACCGTCAATGGACTTCCGGAAGACAGATCAACACCGGCCTTTGCATACAAAGCCCTTTGAGTTCCAAGAAGTTGCTTTAATTTTTTCCTTGCTATTTCCTCTTCTTGAATTCCCTTTCTTTCGGCTAATCGAGCATTATATTCAGCAGCCGCAGCCTCGGCCTCTCCAGCTTGTCTCTGCTGCATTGCCGATTGAATCGTGCCAAAAGCCTGAACAGCTAATAATACATAAGGAAGCGCACTCATTATGTCCTCGCATACATTAGGAAGTCCTCACCATTTGGACCATATTTTTTCAAAAGCCCTTCGGGTTTAAATCCAAGGCGTTCAATAAATTTCTTGCCGTCTTCGTAATCCGCTACGACAACAGTTTGCAACCTTCTCAAATTATTGGTCTTGACAATAAGATCAAGGTGTTCTTTCACGGCTTTAAATACTGTCTTTTTGTACTTTTTGATTTCCGAAGATACCAACATCCAGCATTCACCCCTGTTGTATCCAAAGAGTATCACACCGCCACAGCCTATAATCTTATCATCAACAAACAGAGAGTAGGACGGTCCCGCAGTTTCCCATTCTTTTGTCCAGCTCTCCCAATCCTTTAATTTAGAAAGTTGCAGATCAAAGTCTTTTACGTTTTTGTCTAAAACCTGATAGGCGTGATCTGCTTTATAAGGAACGATCTTAACCACTGATCTCGACCTCCGCCACAAGAGCAAGAACGGTCATTGGAAGTGGAACATCCTGAACAATTGAAACTTCCGCATCCTCACCCCAATCACCATAAAACTCTAAACTCTTAGAACCGGTAAAAAGTTCTGGATCCTCTCCGATGCCAAATGGAATTGGTTTCAAGTTGTCTGTGTCGTAACCGACTTTTGCACTACAGGTTTCATAAAAATCGAGCAGGATCTCTCCTATTTTTTTCTTTTTACCCCTGGTAGATCCAGATCCAGAATCCACATGAATTTTAGAAGGTTCGATAATAGAAGTGAAATTTAATCCAATATGAATTAAGTTTCCGTAATATGTTAAACTGACTTCGCCGGAATCCACCGTAACATCTGGATGAACGGCACCGTCCATTAAAACGGACACCGACTCACCTTCAAGATGATCGAGCCCTGTCACATCCTTTTTGACTTTCTGAGCGGTTCCGCCTGATGTGTAGGTTCCCCAGCCAGATGAATTTATCCCAGACAACTCAAGAGTGTTTGCCGCTTTATTTGCAACGGTATAAGCCGAATCAAGACCCTGATTAACTTCTGTCATACCCTCAACATCTTTTATTCTGATTTTATCCCCGTTTTCAAATGAATGGCCGGTGATTGTCACCACTGCAGGATCGGCATTTGTAATGCCTTCTATATCTTCGGCATCGCCCCCATCCCATGTCAGACCGGAATGAACGAAAAAACAATCTTTGATCTGGGAGAAAAACTCCATGGGTTTAAAATATTCAACATATCTTTTCGTTGAACCGCCTATGGTTCTGTTTACAATAACCCAAATCTGATCTTCTTCGTTTTCATCGCTTATCACAGCAACGGACTCAAAACTTCCATCCGTAACGATTCTGAACCATGCATATATTTCCTCCTGAACCTCATATGTCATGCCTATAAGCTGACCATCGGCACGAACAGCCCATAAGATAGGAAGGGGCTCGCTTTGAATATCCATATCCACAATACCGGATGTGGCAAGCGTGGCACCCATGGCAATATGCTTTGAAACCCTTGTCATATCTGGAGCGATATATTTGTCTGTTTCAAAAGAATATACAATTTGCTTTACACTTCTTCCGCTTCGCGTTACCCAAAGCAACGCATCCGCAACCTTTTGAGGTTCAATATTTTTAACGCCAGCACTTATTTGTTTTTTACAAACCACATTTGTTTGTGTAATAGGGTCTTCGGCGCTTGAAGCGCCCATTTTAAAAATACCACCGACAGTTCCAATCATTAAATAGTCTTGTCCAAAAAGCCACCGGGTTCTATCAACACGGTTTGAAGCAATGGTATATTCTATTCCTGCACTATCATCGTCAGTATCAATAGCAAAATTGTCATAATCACTAACATGGCTAAGATGAATGGTTTGTGGATTGTTATTTGTTCCAGCAGCAGCTAATCTTTGTTCAAAAAATGTGCCGCATGAAGGATTTTCGTCATTAAGGCCAAAAAGACATTCTTGCGCCGTACCGCCAGAAACATAAGCATTATAGCCAGTTGAATCTTCATCTACCAACTCGAATGTTCCACCAGCACCAGTTACAACATTGTCAACCTTGAAATAACGATTATTAACTTCCGTCATTCCAACAACGCCCTTTATATAAACCGTACAGTCCCATTGAGCGCAAAATATTCCACCGGCAACACATTCGCAAAACGTTGCTGGAATGTTAGCACAAGTTACCACCGCAGGGTCGGCTTTGGTAATGCCAGTGATTACCATTGCATCACTGATTCCAGCCACAAAATCATCAAGCGTCCAATTCGTATGGCTTGTACGGGTTAAAGTTTTCGGCGGATACTCTGGATGAAATATATAAAGAATGTCTGCGCTCTGGGTAAACTTTAATTCAAAAAGATGCTCTTCGGCATAGGTCGTTGTAATTTCAACGGGATTTCCAGCATCAAGCACCTGGCCCTCATCCTTATACACACGAATATAATTTTCTCCGAATTCCAGAATATACGCTTGGATAGTGGAGAAGTGAAACGGAACCAATTTTGAAGCCTTGGAAGACGTTTTTGTTTCCACCACAAAATAATTTCCGGGCATTCGCATGGCTCCGCCCTCAACAAGAGGAATCATGTTTTCAAGCGTACGGCATCCTGAATGATACTTTGTGATATCGCTTCGTGCAGATATCTTCGGGCTTAATTCACCCCCGTTAAAGGAGTTTATGAGCGGATTAGCCTGTGCCATTATCTCCCTGCATCCTCCCAATCAGAATTGCCGGTTTCATTCTCAAGATATTCACCTTTTCGATCATGCGCCTCTGCCCAATCTAAAGCTTTTTCATATCGAAGCATCATGGTATCGTAAATTCCTTTGCCTTTAGAAAGCGGCATGGTTAATTCAGCGGCCAATCTGAACGCAAGGGCATTGATAAATGATGCTGAAAACTTATTCACATCAACCACCCTTCTTATATAGATGATATACAGGTCGGCAGATGAATTGTCGTAATCGGTTGCCAGAACCATCGTGCCATCAGAAAGCGTTTCAATGCTGTAGGAATATCTTGTACCCTCAATTTCAAACTGTCCGAAAACATAAGAAGTATGATAAGACCCTGAAGGATATACGCATGGATCGTCTTCTTTGTTTTCAGCAAGCTTTAAAAAGTCAGAAGGAAGAGTGTAGGCGTAATCATAGCCGAATGCAGGGGAAGAAGGATTTTGAACAAGGGCTTTCCTGGTTCGCGCGAATGACCAATTTCCAGCTTCAAGAACTTCGTCCCTGATATAATCCCAGACATTGTTTGCCGCAATAGCTTGGGCGGAATCCTCGCCAGCATCTACGATTCTTAAAGCGCCGATCCGCCCAAGCGCCATATTGATGACACCCGTTTTGTCATAGGCCATTTTTTAACCCTCGGTTTCGGATTTCTCAACCTTTCCGGCTGCCAAGGCTGCCTCGCAATGGCCCAAATGGAGAGAAATGTTTTTTACTTCTTTGTCGCAATATTTACATTTAACCATTTTAGCCGGCTTCGGCTCGACAACACCGGGTATCTTTCTCGTAGTCTGGATCAGCTTTCCTTTTTTATCCTTGGTTTTGTGATACACTTCGGTTCCCGGGGGAAAATCAAAATACAAAGCAATCGGCTCCATGGGATCGATATCGTCTGTATCCCCGGGATAATACCTTCTGCCTCTTTTTGTGCACCAACAACGCCTTTTACAAGTAACAACCATTTTTTCCTCCGTAATTCATGGGGGGGGCTTTTCAGCCCCCGTTATTTAAGTTTAGGCAGCGCCATCCTTATTGGTACCAAACCACATGGTAACTTCGCCCAATGTTGCCGACTCGGATACGATATCAAACAATGCTCTTGCATATCGCAAACACGGAATTGAGCCCATTGGCACATAAAAGTGAGCCCCAAGGGTAAGGTTGGCAACCGGAATAAACATGCCGGAATGCTTGGTTGTTGGCGAGGTCGCGGCACCATGAACGATCCAGAGAATCGCTCCGCTGTCAAGATCCGTGAAGGCTTCTGTGACAACCATGTGGAGGCCAAACTCTCCACCGGCATTTACATTTGGAGTTGTTTGCTCGAAATCAACTTCATTCTCGCTGTATTCATCGGCAGCATGACCGATATCAGCGTCATCATGAAGTAAATATTTATAGTCATACATAGGCATTTTACAGCCCTCCTTTTTGCCTTGTTTAAGGTTTAAGTAACTTCGGTTTCTGTTTCATCGAGCATCTCGGCCTTATAAACCGGAATGCCTCTGAACACCGTAATATTTCCGCCCCATACGTTATCCGGAAGATAACGCACATTGGTTTTGTCCTTGGCCCGAATGTCGAGATACTCTTTAACACTTGCAGATACCAACATTACCGTACCGGGAGCCGCCCCGCCGCTCGGAAGCCTGTTAATCATCCTGATGGCATTGTCCTCATCAAAGATATTAGACGAGCCGGTTACTTCGATATTAGCCAACCTCTGAACGCATCGCTCGTCTTTGACCACAAGGCCCATATACCAAGCGAAATGAGTTCTCAGGACTTCCATGTATTTTGGTGTAGCTAAAGTGTTTGTGTTGGCGGTATGCTTTCCGAGATCTTCAATATGAAGACCGCCCGGAAGGTTTTTAGGATAGATCCCGAAAACCTTATTTTTCCCGAGCTCAAGAATCCATACGCTCGTTGTGTCACCGCCGGAACCGCCTTGATCCAATACGTGAGGCTGCCACGTGGTATCACCGTTTGGATAACGATCAATCTCGTTAAACCGTACCGCCAGTCCGTTAAACGCAGCAGGATCAGAAGCCAGAGAACCATAAAGAATAAGATCTTCCATTTTCTGAGTCAAGCCCTCGACCTTGGCCTGATCTTCGTCCTGCCTCCATGCGTTAGGATCGTTCTGAATTTTCCAAAGCGCATAATCAACCTCGGAATAATCTTCCACCATGGCGATCGGATCGGTGAACGGTGTTTTATGAGATGCGGAAAGGACAACACCCTCATTGAACCGCCTGGTTCCAGGTGTCGGGATATATGTCCTTCGAGCATCGATGTTGGACATTATTTGATTACTTGCGACCATTGGAAGCAACCTTATAAGAGGACACTTCCGCGCAAGAATATTTGCAGCCCATATATACTGAGCCTGTGCATCTAAGGATGTGTAGGAATTAACCACATCCATAAGAGTGTAATATCCTAAAAGGTCTGTTGAGGCCATTTTCTCTCTCCTTTCATAAGGGCAACAAAAAAGGGGCAAACAGATTGAGTGGGTGAGCACTCACCTGCTGCCCCTTAGTTTTTTTGCTGTCCTCTACTGGCCGGTAGAGTTAGCCCGAATTGTTATGGTTTCGGAGACTTGTCATACATCATTCCGGTTTTGCCTTCTTTTTGTTTCAAAGGCGTGCCGGGCGGAGTGGTATCATCCCCCATGGCCTTACCAATTTCAAAAAATGCTCTGATAAGGACAGGATGATTTCCCAGTCCGGTTTCATCAAGGAATGCGTCAAACTCAGCCCCCGAAAATTTTTGAAATGCACGTTTTGTGATTTCAAGGTTTTCGTCGTAATCAGCCCCCCAATCGGTTTTAAGCTTTTCATCAGCTTCGGTCTTTGAACTTTCCGCTTTTCTATTGATCTCTTCATTCAAGCCCTGAATAAAACCGTCCCAGGCTTGAGAAATCAAAGTGGCTTGATCTTTTGATAGGTTTGCCTTGTGGAAGGTGTCTCTCGCCCAATTAGTCATAGCCTCATCGTGCTCGACACCCTCTCCTTTTGGAAATTCGTAATCCTCCGCCTTTTCTGGAACGCCTAAAGCTTTAAAGAATGCTGATTTTTCCTCCGGTGTGGATTGCTCAGTCAACTTGGGGATATAATCCTTGGTGATACTTTCCTCAAAGGTTGTAACTTTCCCCTGAAGTTCATTCACCCTCCCATCAAGCTCACTGGCCTTCCCCACAGTGTCGAGATGTGCTTTTGCAAAATCTCCAATAGTCTCGAATGAGGTAAAAGCTTCGTTCTCTTTCAGGTCGTCCGGTAACTGTGCCATCCATTCACCCGCCATAATCTATACTCCTTTCACTCTTTTGGTGAGTTTTTATATTCCATCTTGGCATTAGCTATGCGCTGCATAGCCTCTGCTTTGGCCTTTTGATCTTCAGCTATTTTCTTAGCAACTTCTTGTGCCATCTTAAATCTTTCTGGGTCCGCCTTTATGACTTCTGCCTCTGTAAGAGTGTGTGCATCATTTTCAGCCATCCACTCTTTTTCTTCCTCTGTTTTATCCGGCATTGCTACTGTGTCTGTCATTGTTTCTTCCTTTTTCTTTTACGCAATTCAGCCCCCTTGACCTTTCCCGCATTAATAGAGGCATAAAAAACTTCTTCGCCCTTTTCTTTGCCGAAATGCCTTTTCATTTCAGTAAGTACGGTTTTTCCTTTTTTAGTCAGTGGCATTTTTAATCCCTCTCTATGTGCTCCATATCTCCCGATTTACTTGAGCCTAAAAGCACTTTTTTTAAATCGACCTTGCCATCCTCATATACTTTCAGCCTATACTCAACTGTAAGCGGAGGATGTTTTTTAATAGATGTCTGGATTTTGTCCGATACTAACGCGAACATTATAAATCCGAACAAAACGCCAAGCATTCCAACTAAAAACAATGCATTAATCTGCGACTTCTCTGACACGAAGCTGTACCTCCAAAATTGCCAGCCATAAAATGATAAGCATTCCGTTTATTGCGTTCATTCTAAAAGCTGAATTGGCGATACACACGCCGATTACAGCACCGAGAGATGAAAGCGAAATTATACAATGTCTGGGAATTTTAAAATCTCTGATTGTTAATTCTCTCGCTCTTAAAATCACACTTATTAAAAAATTTACAGTTATGAAAATCGAAACAATTCCCATTTCGATATAGTTTTGAATAAAAGTATTGTGTAGCCTTATAATTCCTTTAAAAATAGGCTTTACTTTTATTACGTCTTGATAAATCTCGGTCCATCTGCCAAGACCGATACCCAAAAGGTAAGTTTTATGATGAACTGATAACTTTACAGCCTCGGTCCATATATTTAAGCGCCTACTGATATCCGGGGCATCTATAAAAAGCGTATAAAATATAAGACCTGAAAATATTAATACAGGCGGCCAAAATTTATACCCGTTCAGCCCTGCATAGATTATAAACGCAAGACATAGCCCGACAACACCCCCAAAAGACTTGCTTAATATTAATCCGACAACAGGGATCAATATAAAAAAAAGCCAGCCTTTCCGAAAAAACGCCGGAGCGCAAAGAGCCATAAGTGCACTTGATTCATTAGGGTTTGCGGTTAAGCCCGTTGGAAACCTCCATTTCACAATAAAAGCCTCGAAAAACAGGATGTATAAATGAAGCATGGCAACAATACATAAGGCATCAAATATGCGTTCACAGTTCTGGCATTTTAAAACGATAACAGAATAAAACAGGCAGCCCACTGTTATGTTTATCAACACCAAATGAGATTGCATGGTGTTTAATTTACCGGTATATAAAAATGCCGGCAGAGAATGAGAAATTAACGCCAGCAATAAAAACACTGCTACCCATTTGTTCACGTTCTCATATAAAAAGATCGCAAAAACGAGTAGGGATGCACAAACAACCATGAACTCAAAAAGAGCCCTCATGTTCTTTGCAGGAAAATGGATAAATGCAATCATTAAAACGATAGAAGCAATTACCCATTGCCATTTATTGTTTCGCTGTGTAAACTCCATCAAAACCCTTCAACTCTAAATTGGCCGTTGCGTGAGTTGTGGCATTAAACACTTCGATGGTATAAAAATGCCCCGCTGTCATTGCGGCAATTCCTGTGGCATCCAAGGTCAAAGTCAGGACATCGCATTTGACATCAAGGGATGCCTCGGTTGATGTAACTGTGCTCTGGCCTATCTCAGCGGCATCAAACGCTGTGCCATCGGCATTGTCCCAAAGCATCCAATCCAGTTTTGTGCTTGTACCGTCAGCGGTATTAGACGAAATCAGGGCATAAAAAACCAGCGCCGTATCAGCAACATAGTCCGGTGGCAGCCTAAAGGTTTTTTGAATGCCCGCGGTTTCTCCCGAGTTGTCCCAGATAATAGCCGGGATATTATCAGCAGTTCCCATCTCCGGCGCTGAAGCATCGTCAATGTCGTCGGCTGAATCAACTACCCAGCCGGCCAAGCCTCCGCCGATACCAGGAAGTGGCCTTGTCACATTGGCAATTTCACCGGCCCCCACTTTTTCAGCCGGAAGTATGACATCAGTGTTGACGGTCAACGTATTAATGTTTGCGGTATTCCACGGAGCATCCGAATTACCCAAACATCCGACACTGGGACGATCCGGATTTTCGCATCTGCCTACGGTCCCTCCGCAACCGTACCCAGACGCATAAGCCATGCCAGCAGTCATTAAAACGATCAAAATTGCCACTAAAACTTTCTTAAAAATCTTCATTTTCCTTTCCTCCGGTTTCCGGGCAACAAAAAAAGGAGCGAAGTGTAAGCCGATAAATCGGGTGTGAGCCTCACACTTGCTCCTTAAATTGCTGTCCTTTGGGGAGCTACCCCTCAGTAAGCCCAAGTTTTATTTTATTCTAAACCCTTCTTTAAAAGATCTTCTTCTTCCTGTTCTTTCCCTTTTGAAGACACTCCCGCAAGCGATTGAACAACCTCCAAAAGAGTATCTTCGGCAAAAATACCGCATTTATGTAAAATTGCTGTTCCCACGTTGTTTTCGGATACCTGGACCTTGTTATCAGGGTCAAGCATACATCCAAAATGACACGTGGTTAAAATATCAGCCAACACCTCAAGGCCGATGGGAGAATTTAAAAAAACTGTTCGGTATTTATCTTTCACTCTTCTTTATATCCCATCATTTCACCGAGCGGGCTATCAGGGGAAACCTCTTTTCCAGCAGCCGGGGCCGATCTTGCGGCTTTTTCCGCGATAGCAATTTCCTCCATTAACTCTTGTTTTTGTTGTCTCAACTGTCTAATCTTTTTAATCTTATTCGGTGAATTCATGGCCTTCTGTGGAAATCCCCTGGAAATCAGAAGTTCTTTGCCAGCCTCATCAGGATTGATAAGATCAAGAATTTCTGGAAATATCTCGGATATCCCGCCAATTGCATCAAGCCCCTGAGTAATACCCTGAGACTTAAAAAGTTTTTTCTGAGCCTGTGCCAGCGGTCCTAAATATTCGGTTTCGATATCGCCCCCGGCAAGATCAAGTAGAATGTCCGGCGGTCTTGGAATTCTTTTTGCTCTATACTCAATGTGAAACACTTTGTCATGTGCAGGATTTAAGAACTCTGTTTCAAACTTTCCTATTCTTAATCCTAAGATCGCGGCTTTTTCTCCGCCCATCTCGATAACCTGGGTTGCTGTAAGCTCCACTTTCTGAGCAACAGCTTGTGACAGCATAAGAAAGAAGTCCACATGAAAATGATCCTTGATCGCGTCTCGATATCTGTCCTGCATCTCTATCCCATACGGAAGTTGAATACCGGTAACAAGCGGTTTTGGAGCTCGGTCCATGGTTTTAACCCATGTCCAGCCTTTAGGTCCGATATTGACTTGCCCTCTCAAATCTGAAGTGCCGACCATTGGAGGCTCAACCATTTTGTGTCCGGCTATTAAATTCGTCCTTCCGGCCTGATTTGCTGTCATTACATCAATAAATGCATCCCAGGCAGGAGATCGACCATACCACTCATCATTATTTTTTCGCCAGCGCCAGGTTAAAAATGCACTGTCATCAAATCCGGATTCAAGTAAAAGTTTATTTCCCGGCTTTAAAACCCAGATAGAAGCATAAGGTTTATTTTTCTTGTTCAGTTTTTGAACATCATAATCTTCTCTGGGATAACACGCATGAACAACCTCCATTTCCTGATGCATGTTTTTGTCGTACTTGTCTTTAAAATTCGTATCTGCCTCTTTCATGGTTTCAAATCCGAATTTTTCTTTTAACTGTTTCAGGGTAAGTTTATAGTCTCGATAATGGGTGTCCACTTCGCCAAAATAATTCTCAGCAACATAGCACTCTCTGAAATGCGGGACCCTGAAAATAACGCGAGAATTTTTAATGTCCTCTTCAATGTTTACGGTAACGGTTCCGACAGTCACGGCATCCCTTACGATCTCGGGGGCTATGTCGTATAAATTAGAGGCCATCAGTGCCGAATACATAGCCTCTTCAGCGTCTTCAAGCCATGCCTTGATCTCGGGTATGGAATCAACTCTTTTACCGCTCCATTGCCTCATCCCCGAATATCTGGGAAATACCATTCTCTGAGGTAGGGTATAGGCAAACCACCTGAAAGACTTTGAAATCGTGTATCCGGTAAAACCATCGGTCAGAAGATTCGCAGCGCCCAGGGCAGTACCATCATATACTTGAGTGCCCGTTTTTTGGCCTTTCGCCTGAGTACCGTCCTTAACCTTTCTTCTGCCATGATAAATATAAGTCAGAATATCATCAATCATGCCCTCAAACGGACGGCGGATTTCCTGAAGCACCTTTAGAGTGTTGTTGATGTCTTTTACTTTGTCTTCGTCTGACCTCATGGTTTAACCCAAAATCGTTTTGTAAACATTCGGGCTTGTCATAACGCCCCCGGGACCGGTCAAAATCGTGGAAGCCCGACCCCTTCTTTTCCTCAAAGCATCGGCCTCTCTTGCAGCTGCCTCCTTAACCTCTTCCGAATCGTCCGTTACAGGTTCCGACTCTGGCATTACTTTTGTCGGGCTTTTCGGTTTTCTAAATAAATTCGTAAAAGCAGACATCTAAGCCTCCATTCCATATTTTAAAGGATCGTATGAACCGTCCTCTTCTTTGTTCATACCAAACTTCATAGGGTCATAAGGATTGCCCGGGATAAGAATCTTCTGTTGCATAATTTCTATCGGCATTTGTATGGCAATGTCTATACCTGATCTTACATAATATCTTGTGCAATCCATCAAATGATCGTTTTCCTTGACTACCTTGCCGTTTTTATCCCTGCGATATAACCTGAATTCCTCAAACCATGGAGCGCAAGACCTGAAAACTTTTAATTTTCCGGTTGAAAGAGCGACAAAAACATCAAATATACCAGCCTCCCTTGCGTTATCAGCAGGAGAAAGCTCTAAACCAAGATCAACGTATTCGTCCATTAGTTTTTCGCCGTCTCTCTGACTTGAAGCCCTCGCCCCTGGATCTGCAACCCCTGGTATCCATTTCCCCCTTGATTTTATGGCCTGAACATGAACCGGTGGCTCAGACAGGCCTTTTTTATAGACAGAATATATATAAGATGTGCCGGTATCCCGGTCTGTAGCCCCCCACGCTGCGGCTGTGCAGTTCCAGCCCACATCAAAACCATACGCCCTTGACCAATATGGAGGTATTGGAAAATCATCAATCACAATATAATCTTCAAGAAGCGGATATATAGCCCCCGACCCCAACTGAGGTATGCCTTTAGATCTTGCATCCCTTTGGTGCGGAGGCAAACTGGCCCATCGTTCCTTCTTTTCTTTTTCCGAAAGATGAGGCGCATCATCCCAAGTCGCTTGAATTACAAATCTCATAACCTGATCATGCGGTCCTGGAAGTTTTCCATCGGGCATGAACTTCTTGACAACCTCGGACACCCCCTGCAGAGGGGTAAAAGTCAACATAATCATACCGCCAGTTGTCATAATGCGGATCAGGCATTCATTATAAACATCGTCCGGAGGCTCCTCATCCAGCAAGATCACATCCTGCTCAACACCTTCAAATGCCTTCCTGCCCTGCTCGTATGACTTAAAACCTAAGACAGAAACCCCACCGGTAACATGCTGGATAAAAACTGTTTCTATGGCATCAGGAATCCCCCCAGCCTTGCGCTTATAATCCAAAATACAATCATGGGGAATCAAACCCGTACCAATATCAGAAATCGGTCCCAATAATTTGTGTTGCAGAATATCTCTTGTGGTCTGATTCGTGGTGCCTGAAGCCCAGGCCTTTATTGGACCGGTAAATCTATACCCTTCCCACCAATCAGGATAAATGCCCGTTAAATGACAGGTCAGCTCATAACCCCCCATTCCTTCGGTTTTCCCAATCCGATTCGCAGCCATGGCGCCGCGCTCACGAAATTTCTTACCCGCTCGAAAAAATTCCATGTGTTTCGGATAATTATGCCGCGACAACGGACCTGTCTCTGGATAAAAAGATTCTATCTTCTTATGCTCATATCGCCGTACGCGCTCTTTTAAACGAATATATAAGAGTTCTTTTTCCCTGCGGCTTAATTTTGACAGGTCTGGCTTTGCTTCCAGCATTTTTTAAACGCCTTTCTAACCTTTCTCGATACCGAAAGAATTATCTGAGATACTCGAGTATAAGAAATTCCCTTCATGTCGCCAATCTCGCGCAAAGTATAACCATCCCAGAAATACAGCTTTAATATCTCAATAGTATCTTCTCGGCATTTTAAAGTGTTTATATGTGCAAAGATTTTTTGAACCAAATCCTTATTACAAACCTTGCCTTCAGTGCCATTCACAGAATAGGCCAATGAATTTTCAAAAGAATTAAAGTTTTCGGGGTTCGAAAAATTCACTTTTAATAAAGCTGCTTTATCAGTACAATTCCTCGGCGTTCCAGAAACCATTCTGAGATGGTCCAGAACACCCCCGCGAATCTTTATTCCAGCAAACGTCCCAATAGTAGCCCCCATGGATTCATCATAATTATCAATCGCCCTTATCAAAGATTCAACAGCAGCAGATTCACAATCGTTGCGAGTCCAAGAATCGTTTATATTTCTATTCGTACATATCTTCCCGGCAATAGACTTCGCAAAAGATGTATAATTCAAAACTGTTTCGTTTCTATTCATCTACCTAAAGCTATAATAACTTAAAGTGCCGGCCAACCTGCTACCAACAACTATCTCACCGCTGCCAAGGTTTGAAACCTCAACATAAAGGCCGGTATTGTTAAATCGCGCAAACTGAAGCACAATTCCGTTGAGGCCCAAAGCAATCGCATCATACGTCTGAGAAGGAATAACCCTTGCTGTTGCGGTCTTGCTATCATCAGCCTCATTGTAACACGCAACAGTTGGGTTGTTTGTGCCATCCGACCCTATAATAATATCCATTAAAAAATTAGGCCCGCTATGGATAAGCGTGCTCTCGGTTATCCTTGTTGGAATTACGAATATATTGTCCATTTTATACCCCTTTATCACTCAAATGCCCGAATAACCTATCCTCGGACGAACCGCACATAATACTTGCGCGTCTGCTTATTGCGGTTGTACACGAGCCCATTGCCGAAGTACACGTTGAACGCGTAGGCGCTATTGCACGGATGCGTAGACGCGGTCCAATGATAGACATTGGGTGTTGACGGAAATGCGGTGGTGTCGATGGCCGGGTTGCAGTTGCCCAGGTTGATAAGTTTTGTCAATTCAAAATAATTAGGAATCCGCCAGTCCGTGTATCCGCCCAGGGAATTGGTGTTGGCCTGGTCCAGGGCATCCCAGATCAGGTCGTCTACCGTGGCGATGGTGACCGTGTCGCCGGCCGCCTCGTCGGTCAGCGCCTCCACCGTTACCAGGTTGTTGGCCGTGATGGATGAAACCGTGTACGTACCGTCATTGTCGTCCGTGCCCGTGACCGTGAATTTGCGCCCGGCGCATAAGGCATCCGTGTCGAAATCCCCGGCAACCGAGTTGATGGTTTTGGTACCGGCCGTGAAGCTGATATCCGTCTTTTCGGATAGAGTCCACTGCTCCCAAAACAGCTTGCCGGCCGTTGCCGGTCCGATGTCCGCCGTGGGCACGTACCGCGCCCACATGAGCCCGGTGCGGGCGTCCCGCACGCAGTTGTTGCTCAGGGCATGGGTCTTGCCGTTGATGGTGATATTCGTGGTGCCGCTGTACTGCCCGGTGCTGTAGATTACATACCTTCTCGGCAGCCCTTTCTCTAAATCACCGTCGTCACCTGTGGTATAGCTTGTCGTTTGTCCGGTTTTTAGGGGGTGTGACGTTTTCCCTGAGGGCCGCAAGATACCAGCATAGGCAACCGTCACAATTAAAAAAATTGAAATAAATATTATAGATAGTCGCTTTTTCATTTAACCGCCTTTTGCTCTATAACAACCGGAGGCCTGTTGTCTGTATAGTGATTAATATTCCTTTCCGATTTTAAAACATTTTTTGAGTCATACACTTTTTGATTTATTTTTTTAATTTCCCCGGCGGGATAATACTCATGGGTTTCAACACGTTTACTCACTTGCTTTCCTTCTTCGTTCTTTACAATCTCAGACCAAACCTTGATACGACCATTCAGACCTTTTTGAACACTTATAATTGAGTCGTTTTCCCAGACACAATTCCACTCAGCGCTTAAAGAAAGCGGACATAAAACAAAAATCAAAATTAGTATTACTTTTTTCATATCAACCAAAATCCCATGTGGCTTAAAGTTGTTAAAATTAAAATGTATATAATCGTGGCGCTTAGCCTTTTCTCCTTGGCCCAAACAGCTGCAACAGAACCAAGCCTTTCATTTATGTTCTTTTTATATTCTTCCCTTATTCTAAAAATTTCAGCTTCGTATCGTCGTTTTAATGCCTCTTTTGAAGTTTTGGTTGTGGATATCTTGGCTTCATAGGTATTTTTAACTCGTCTTATCTCGTCATCTTTAAGAGACATCTCCCTTTCAAATCGCAAGCCGTTCTTTTTTATTTCAACATTAAATTTTAACTTGTTTGATTTTAATTTGGAAATAACCCTCTTAGACAAAACCTTTTCGGCACGAATCCTTCGATCTAAATATTCAATCTCTTTCTTTAAATCCTTGGCCTTCTCTATTAAGGCGTGCTCCTCGACAACCCCCGAAACATCTATATCCTTGGCAACATTGCGAACATACCAGGCAATCTGATTGTCGGGCACGGGCTTGCGCTCGTGTACGATCTTTTTATAGCAATGCTCCATTGCCGCTTCGATCTGATGCTGAGATAAATTAAACACGGCACCGAGCTCTACCTGTTTATGAATTTCAAGGCTTTTTCCAGCATACCAATCAAGAATTTCTTTCTTCATGCCGCCATTTCCTTCTCTATATAACCTTTCAGGAATATACTCTTGTGTTTTCCCACGATTTTCCGCACCTATATAACTTTTTGAGAATATACTACTCCCTAAACATCAATAATTTCAGCGTTACCCAAGGCATCCATAATCTCATCCAAATCACCACGATCAGCAAAACTACCAACACGCAATACCTTCGAAATACGACGATTACGAACATCATGAATACCACGTATCACCTTAAAAACACTCACTTTCTTATCATTCCTCGCAAACTCAAACGCTTCCGTATCAGTACCGCCTAATATGTAAAGCATTGCACCCCCCTTATAATTCCGGAAATATCGAATGATGGATACAACGATACAGACCCACTGGCCGCTATATGGCCCCCCACCCCCTCGATATTAGGGTCCCATATTGAAAAGTGTCTCAAATTACCCTTCTTAGATCGTCAAGTATGATTATTTGTGATCTCAGACATTCTAAAGACATAGCCGTTATATTTTTATTTCTTTTTAATATATTGAGATAACTCCTAATTTTATCAGTCATGTAATACCATTCACCCCTGACCAATAAATCCCTAAAGCGTTCATGTAATTCTTGTTCTTTTTTTCTATCTCCTTCAATGACACAATAAAGCTTTAGTTCTTCAGGATTGCTACCCTGCAGGGCTTTTAATCGACCATAAGGATCGAGTCTTGTATAGCCAATTTTCACATATCTATCGTGTTGTGTGATAAAATAAATCATAATCTGATAAGGAACATTATGTTAACTATTGAGCATTTCAGAGAAAATAAGAGAAAACAAGAGATTGTGGGTTTTTGCATGTCTCATAAGTTGTTGATATTAGGTATCAGATAAACACTATTTCTTATTTCCTCATAATCACTCACAATCGCTATTTTTCGAGTCTATGATTTCGGCATTTTGTACTGTTTCTTCCGGTATTTTAGGTTGATATGAAATTACCTTAGATATGAACGACTCAATAGCTCGATCCAGATCATCATCAGACATGGTTATTTCAAGGGTTTTCTTAACATCTATGTCCTGCTTTTCAGAATAATTATAATTACTTGCCAGATTAAGGGCGGCAATTTTAGGATTGTAAATACCGAGCATAGACTTTGCCACAATATCAGCCTCAATCCGCTCCTTTGCACGTGATATGACGTCAAAATACGGCTCTTGTGCTTGATAATTCAGCAACGTTTGTCTATTTGTATCAAGGAAACTGGCTAACCCTGCGATATCATAAGGTTTGCTTGTTTTAACCGTTGTTATACCTTTTGAGAACGGGTGTTGTATTTTTATAATGGTATTATCGCAATGTTCGAAGTATGCGTCTATTTTCTTTTGGAGTTCTTCTGGGGATTTGAATTTTAGGGGTCTGCCTATTTTGGGTGTTTTTGCCATGATTAGCCGGTTAAATAATTTGTTGTTTGTTTAACTAATCGGCCAGCTGGTTGAATTCTTTTTGGAGTGTGTCAAGTATATCCTGCTCTAATCTTTTAATATCTTCTGATTGGCCGATATAGCTGCGTGTTCCGTTTATTAGATTGATATCAACAATTACATTACGATGTCTTGCCAAGTTTTTGACTATTGATATTACATAGGCGCTAATTCCGTCACTTTCTGGGGTTAATCGCATTAACCCTTCAATGCTTTCCGCGATTTCCATTTTATTGTTTAGCCGTGATAATAATTTGATTTATTAGGGATTTTCTCTAATTCTGTTTATTTATACTACTTTGGAATTATTGCTGTCAACACTTTTTTTGACAAATTTAGGCTTGAAAGTGATATAATTATGCAACAGTGACAATATTTGTCATTTCTTCACGCCCTTGACATATCGGCACACTGAGTTATAACTCGAACCGATTAGTGGGCCTATTTTTGATCGCTCCAAGCCTTTTTCAAATAATATCCTTGCAATTTTCTCTCGAACTGTTGGAACCGGCTGTGTCTGATGTCTCTCATTTTGTAATGATTCGACAGTAGTATAGAATTTATCACACATTGATTTAATAAACTTCTGGATGTTTTCCTTATCATTAACGTCTACGAAATAGTGTGTTTTTAAATTATCCCAATCAAAACCACCATGACCGTCTGTCGGCATATCATTGTATGAACAGGGGCATAATCCGAGAAAATTTATATATTCCAGACGTTTTGAACAGTTCTTGCAAGTGTCGTTGTTTTTATCAAATCCAGCCAAATCACACAAACTACCGTCCGGGCCATTCGTTAAACACGGGTTTCTCATTTTTCCGTTCCAGGTTTTTTTAATGACATTAATCAAAATCCTCTTTTCCATAAACCTTAACCCGGGGAGCCCAAATCTTTTGTTTACCCCCTCGTTTTTTTTTGATTTTACGCCAACCCCAAAGCTCGATTGAACCACCGGCGTTAAGCCATTCAGGGGCAAATTCGTTTTCCAGTATTTTGCGATTGTGCTCGGCAAAGTTCTGTCCACACGATTGAATTCCACAAATTCCAACTGGCTTTATGGCAATAATATCAATAAAGTTAAATAAATCCTGCCTTATTCCCGACCTTTTGCCGTTTGGTAATAACACTCCACCGTAAGGATTAAACCTTTCGACAATCCCACAAATATAACCTTCCTGCCTAAGAGCCCGTAATGTTCTTTGGGTATTACTTAAACCCTTTGCCATCCTTCCTGTCTCCTGTCGTTATCAGACCGCCGCTCTCCGATTCGTCTCCCATCACCCTCTATGAGTACCCGTTGCCTATTGCGCCGATCTCGGAATTCTATCCGCCGAAGTTTAAAGGGTAGAGGATGACCAGCGCCCCTGCGCTCGGCTTTACGCCTTTCAATCATTATTCAACCCTCTTCCACATCTTCAAGATCAGGATAACCCCCATCTCTGCCGACACAAATAAACGTGCCGACAACAACAGCCAAGATCACCAACATAAGAAACACCACGCCAATAACCATGGCCCATTCGATAACAACATTCATTGTTCCTTCTCCTTTCTCATTTCCCTGATTTTTTTAACTAACCTTGCGGCTTGCCTTACTATCTTATGACATGCGAGTTTTTGGAAATGTTCTAAATCATCATAAGAATGTTTTAGGATTCTATCTTCTTTTAAAATTTCTGCGGCCGCTCTTACCGCTTCTTCAAACGTCGCCTTCACTTCGTTTTCTCTCTAAAGTTAAAAACCTTGTGAACTTACTCTCCCATTTTAAGTTGATTGTTCCTATCGGTCCGTTTCTGTGCTTTGCGATATTCAACTCTGTCTGACCCTCATAGTTTTCTTTCTCGTCATATGCTGCCGGCCGATACAAAAACATAATAACATCTGCATCTTGTTCAAGCGTTCCACTGTCGCGCAAGTCTGACAGCACTGGCCTCTTGTTTTTCCTACTCTCCAATGATCTGTTAAGTTGGGATAAAACGATCACCGGAATATTAAATTCCTTTGCCATGGCCTTCATGGCCCCGCTGATCCCCGCAACCTCTCTGTCTCTGGATGCTTCCTTGTCTCCCTTGATTAACTGAAGATAATCGATAATAATCACCTTGATATCGTGCTTCTCGATGGCGGAAAACGCCTTTGATCGAATAGCCGAATAATGAAGTGCCGCTGAATCCTCAATATAGACCGGCCAGTTAAAGGCCCTTGCCTGTGCTTTGTTTAGATCCTCCCAGTCTTCCTCCGCAAACCTTCCGCTTCTAAACTTTTGAAGATTGACCTTGCTCTCTGAGGCAATCTGCCGATCATAGAGTTGATGCTTTGACATCTCTAAAGAAAACACCAATACCGGATCCCCACGATTAGCTATATTTCTCGCCATATTCATACAAAGCGCCGTCTTTCCCATGCTCGGCCTTGATGCCAAAAGAATAAAATCAGTGGGTTGAAATCCGCATGTATACCAATCCAAATCAACAAAACCCGATGGGATGCCGGTAAGCTTGCCTTTATTATGATATAATTTCTCATATCTTTCAGATGCTTGCATTGATAATTCGGAATATGAGGAAAGGTTTGATTTTGATTCGTAATTAATAGAAGAAATCGAGCGCCTGGATTTTTCCAGAATTAAGGAAGTGTCTTCTTGGGGATCGTAACAGTCTTGAATGATTTTATGGGATTCTTCTATGAGTTTACGTAAAATAGATTTCTCTTTTAGAATTTTACAATATGTTTCAATATTAGATGCGATTGGCACAACATCAATTAATTGTGCTAAATAAAACGCTCCGCCAATTTCCTCTAATTGATTTCGTTCCCGCAAATAATCAACAAGGATATTTAAATCGATAGGTTCTTTTTTAGAGTGTAAATCACAGATTGCAGAAAATATCTTTTGATTGGAAGTTTTATAAAAATCATTGGAAGTTAAAAGATTGACCGCTTTTTGAGTATACCCTAAAAGACAGGACGCTAAAATAGATTCTTCTGTCTCGATGCTCTGTGGGGGAACTTTAGTTATCATATATACCCGTGTCTCCTGCTTTGCCTATTTTCGGTTTTTTAGTTTCTGATTGCTTGTTTTTATCCCTAAACCAAACGCCACGCATTTTTTGTTTCCAACCTCGGACTTTTTTACCAGTAGAGTCAGTCCAAGGCGGTTCAGCTTCATCGTAATATTTAAAAGCGTTAATTGCAGATTCTTTCGTGTATCCATTGTCTATAAAATATTTAACAACATCGTTAAAGGTAGGTGGGGTAAATTGTTTGCGCTTTTTCTTTTTCTTTTTTTTCTTTTTATCTTTATCTTCTTCTTCTTCTTCTTCTTGTCGGAAAGTTACTTCGTCTTTACTTCGTAGTGACTTCGTAGTTTTTTTGAGTTGTTTTTGTGTCCAGTTATCGCATAATTCTTTTAATTTAGGACAATTAAGCTGTATAGTTTGTGTGTTACCTGAACCCCTAATTTTAAAAAAAACTCTCTTTTTTTTATCTTCAAAACTGCGTAGAAACTTCAAAACTTTGACCGTTTTTTTGTAACTTGTATGATAATTTTTTATCCAACTTTTGACTAAAAATTTATTGTAGCCAGGAGTTTTTACATTAAATTCATCTGCCATAAGTTCAAGAGTTCGATAAAAAACATGCTCACCGGCAAGACCAAATAGAGTTATCAAATCCCTAATAAGAGCATCATTTCGACTTTTAGAAATATGCTTAAACCATTTGATGACACACCTCTTTATATTTGATTGATTAAATTTTTCCGTTGTTTGCAAAGCGCATTAAAAACCTCGTAGACCGATTTTTCTAAATGCGCCGGAGGGTCGGGCAAATACTTTCGGCACACTTTAGTTATAAGCCTGTCTATGTGTTTAATACGCTCATATAGGAGTGG